CGACGCGGAGTTCAGTCTCCAACAGACGGGTTGCCACGAACTGCAATGCAGGCGGAATAATCAGCTTGCGAGGCTTAGCTGCGATCAGCAGGCCACGCTCATCCGTCCAAGCAGCGATCTGAATGACAGCAGCCTCAAGAGCCGTTTCGTTCAGGTCGGTTGCAACTGTTGGGATGTTGCTGTTGGTGCCACCAGAAACAAGGGGGTGCGAAGCCGAGAACAGAGCCACGTTGTCGCCACCGGGGTAGCTAGACGAAAAGCCGTTGTTCAGGGTTGAAGCAGCCTTAACTTGCTTGGTGTAAGCCATAGCACGAGCCAAAGCCTTGGTGTAGCGAGCGGACAACGAATCATACAAGTTGTCTTCGATTGCCTCTTCCGTGATGGAGAAGCCCAAAGCAATAGTTTCGTGCGAATACCGAGCCGTGAAAGCTTCCTGAGCATTGTCATAAGCGATGGCAGAACCTTCGTTTTTGACTGGTGCTGCAGAAAAGCCGGACAGCTTGGTTTCTTCTTCAAACGAACGCTCAGAGGTCTCAGTTTCGTAGATCTCTTTGTGTTCTTCGCCGTAACGAGCGTACTCAAGACCGAACAATGCGTTCAAGCCCGGGAGCAGCTCTTTCAGTAGTTGTGCGCGTGAAATAGCCATTTAGTGCTCCTTATTTACCAAGTACGTTGTTATAGGACTGATAGCCAAAGTTAAATTTGACAATCACTTCCGGGTACACCACGTTACCACTTGAAACATAAGAGGTATCGGGCACCAAATCAACGATACGGAACGGTAATGCTGAAGTTGTATTGCTGTAGTAAATACCAGTCTGGGCATTGCCATAAGTAGTATTTGCCGAATTCAACACAAGCGCAACGTTCGTACCGAGGGCGGTCTGTTGCACAGGTGCAATAACCAGACCAGATGTGTTAGCGGTATCGCCAACAGAAGCAACTTGATACAGCGCATCGGGATCATCACTGATATAAGCATAAGCATCAGTAACGCCAGAAGCAAACCCGGGCCAGAATTGGCTGTAGGTTGGCTGCTTAGTTACGGGGTTAGTGTAGCGGCATCCAAGGAATACACCTAGAACACCAGCAACTGCGGAAGTATCTGCTGCTAGCGCAGAAGCAATTACAGTACCGGAAGTGTCCAGTTGAACCACTTGCCCATTGTATAGGGCGGTAGATAGGTTAACCGAACCGGTAGTAATAGCAATCTGACGAGTAGCACCAGCAAATACCTGCCCACCGATCAGATTGATCGGTTTCAAACCATACGGTTTGTCAACGGTAGGATAAGCCATTTATTACTCCTAAAAGTTATTTAGAACCAGAACCAAACCCGACACCCTTAGTTACAGACGTTTTCTTTTCGCTGAACAAAGGCATACGGGCATCGCTTGACCTCATGAAGTTGTTATCAACAGACTCCATTTGGGCTGTGGCTTGTCGGTTGTAGTACTGGTTGCGTGACTCAGCCAATTCTTCTGGCATTGAACACAGCATCAGACCGCCAATTTCGACATTGCCGTTTGCATTACCTTGCAGTAGCAACTCGGGATAATCCGAAGCGCTAACTGGTTCCCACCCTTCACGCATCTTTTTAGATACGTTAGACGCATGCGACTGACCAAGAAGCTCAGTGGCTACCCACCGAAACTTAAGGCCCGGGCGTGGGTCCGGGTTGGGGAGAGTGCTTGCTGGTCGATAAACCATACGCGCATCGCTCTCACGTGTTTGAAGGTTTCTAGGTGTGCGATCTTCTTTCGCACCGTCACGACTAATTCTTTCAGACATGGTTAGGACTCCGAGTTAAGTTTAAGTACTTCACGAGCGTACTGTTCATTAGTAAGGTTCAGCCGCTTGGCTAAGGCTTCTTGGGTTTTGGTCAATTTGACCCCCACCTTCTTACTAGCAGTACGAGTTGGAGCAGCAACAACGGTTGCCGGACGTTTCGGTTCCCTCCGCGCCTCACCGAAATAATCGGGAAACACTTCACGCAAGCGAGCGTCAATCCGCTCGTAGTAAGTATCGGTCCGAGGATCAATACCGTTTTCGACCAGCTTTTTATGCACAGCCAGCGCGAGACTGGTCATCTCATCATCTTGCCCAAACCATTGGTTCCGGGCTTGCCACTTCGCCGCTTTGGGATCGTATGTGGCACCTGATTGCTGTTGCGTTGGTTGACTATATACATCAGTCTCAGGGATTTGTAAAGCACTAGGTTTAAAAGATTTTGCTTGCTCCAATCGGTACCGAGCCGCAGCCAGCTCTTCTTGCGCTGCAATAATCTGGTCGGTGTCGTAAGTTTCCTGTGCTTCCTTGAGCTTTTGACGGGCAAACTGCATCTCCATCTCAGCCTTCTGAGACGCCATTTCCGTGTAAGTCTGCGCCCCGGCGTTGTAGGTTTCCCGCAAACGCTTGTTTTCTTCCAGTAACTGCTGGGCGATCCGAGCGGCTTCCTCACGTTCCCGAAGTGCCGCTTCCTTGGCACGACGCTCATCATGGCGGGCATGGCTCAACTCCTTAATCCGCTTCTGAACTTTGTCGCTGTACTCTGCAACTTCTTCATCAGACGGGTCCTCGACCTCACGATCTAAAGGCTTACGCCCCCGATCTTCTGGCGGTGTATCGTCTACAACCTCCAGTTCAATGTCGGATTCTTCAGAAGCTGACTCATCCACGCCAGAGTTGGCTTGAATGTCTTCTTGCTCGTCAGGAAATTTAAACTCTTCTTTATCGTTAGTTGCCATTTTTAGCTCCTATTAAGCGCGGGTATATCCGCGTGGGTCTTCAACAACCGCCTCAATTTGATCATCATTGAGTAAGCGGAACTCGCGTCCGTGGACTTTAAAACGTGTACCGGAGTAAGCCCTAACTAACACAAAGTCACCTTCTTTACACCACGGGCCACTTGAGAACTTAGCCGTGTCTTTGTACGCGTCGGGGCCAACACCCACCACAAAAAGCACAGTTGTACTGTGTTCTTCGATCTTGGCTATTGATTCCGGTTTAAGAACATCTGTACCGCTGAACTTATCTTCTACTTCGGGAACGGCACACAGAATCTTCCAACCTTGCGGTTTGGGGAGTTGTGTGGCTTTTTGATCACTTACTTCTTCAGTCATCGTTGTCATCTGATTCCTCAGCTCTTTTTGCAAGGTCGAGTAAATGGGACTCTGCTAGCGCCAGACCTTGAATGACGCCACAGAGTTTTTGATACTCTTCAAAAGTGCGGCATGCCCCACCAGCGCAGTCATCTGCGTAGTTATTCATGTCGTCTCTAATCTTTTTGCGTAGAACGTCTACGAACGAAGTTATCACTGTTTGCTACCTCCTTTAGTTTTGGATTTGTTTAGCCGAAGTGTGCTGTGGGATTTGGCTATATCAATGCCAGTCCGAGCACTTTCTAAGTCAAACCGAGCCTCGGCTTCTTCTTGCTTCATACCCGCCATCTCAGCCTTGAGTATCAATTCACCGGCTTTTAGCTGTGCGTCAGTCTGCATTTGCTGGGCTTTAAGGTTGGCCTCCATCTGATCTTTGGCAGCTTTACGCTGAATCTCTGCCTGCTGTAAGCCAAGTTTCTGCATCTCGACCTGCATAATCGGATCCTGCATCTGCTCTTGAGCCTGTGCTTGTGCAGCCTCGGACTGGTGTTGCGCCAGTACGATCTGAGACCCTTCCGCCACCATACGAGATAACTCAACCTCAGCCTGCTCTGGCAGCTTCTCATCTGGATGTGGCAACGGAACCCCGATGGCATCTTGAACCTGACGACGGTACGCGTAAGCCAAGTGCTCGGCAATATGTGCCTGAGCCGCCGCCATAATCTGCGTAGCCATTGGAGACTGACCCACCATGGCTTGAATAGACGGATCTTGGATCATATTGGTGTGCGCCGTGATATGGGCGTTGTGGTCCTGATACATAAACGCCTTAACTGGCTTTAGCCTCAGCATGTTCATGTTTTCAGATAGCGGGTCTGTTGGCTTCTCATCATCGATACTTGT